GCTGATCAAACAAACCATCTTGAGGAATGGACTTCAACAATACATCAAAGATATACCGATGTAACGGATAAAGCAGCCACTGCGTTAAACAATCGACCATAGCAACAACACGAACCTTTCCAGGTTCCTCCACCAATGCCAACTTACCCAGCTTACCAACCGACCCCTTCCAATCCTTCGCTTCCATTATCCGTTCGCGAGACGCTTTCCCATCCGAATTTCTTCGAAGGTACTCGAGCCCCGCATCCCAGACAGGTGCATAAAGAAGAGAAAGAGATCGAGTAATAATGCATAACGTAACAAAAGACTCCAACAACTCTGGCCTTGTGAGCCAGGAAGCCGCGTCCTTTATCACGTTTATTACTGATACCGTTGACCCCTGGTTAGTCTTTAGACTAGCCAGTTTGGTTTTATCCTTAACCTCGCGAGAGGAGTTAGGACCAGACGTCATCAAGGCAATAAACTTAATTGTATATCCCAAAACCTCTTTCACAATCATGCCGGAAGGAGGACACCACATCCCCTCAGTAGGATGATTTCTCACCTTTCCAAAGGAACGGATGTCTTTGACCTTCGCAGGCACTTTCATGACCAAAGTTGTCTTCAGAGCAGGTCCTCCCATCATCGCCAGTCGGTCCCGGAACCACACTATGTGTGAGTCCCAAGACTTCATAAACGAGTCAGAGATTGCTACCCCTGGAGCAGTTATGGTCTCGAAGCTCATCTTCCCTTTAAAGTTCAATACTCGGTAAAGAGTAAAGAAACCTAACCAGAGTCGAATCACTCCTCGATCACCCTGCCGAATACGCTTTCGGTGATTGCCAGGAATCACTCTGGGGATACCCGAATTAGTTTGAGGTATCGCCGCCCCAACAAGGCGAGGCTGGGTTCTCTTACCATTACCCAAGTAACGCAACAAAGTCACGTTACAAGTTTTCAAGTAGATAGCCAGACCCCGGTCTCCCTGAGACTTTCTCAATCCAACCGCAAATCTAGAAAAGACGAAGCAAGCTTTTACCCAACCCAGGGAATTGCTACCCACGATCAATGGGACTGCTCGAGTGAGCAGGCCCACCAATCGTTTACTGGATTTTACACCAGATTGCCAAATACTTGAAGCAGTTTTCAACTGTAAAGGAGAAAACAGTTGCTTCATAGTTATTATTATAATTATTAAATAAATACAACAACAACTACCAGACCCTTAGGAATACAAATGGAAGGTTGTAATTTCC